ATTCCGGTTAGTCGTGGCCAGGATGCCATCGTTGTACTGGAGAGCCTTGGTCCCGCGAATGTTCTTGATGATCTGGAAGTTGGTCTGGCCTTCGAAGAAGCCCTGCCGGATCGCGCCAGTGAGACGTTGTCGCTCGGTGGTGGTGAAGCCATCAATGAACGTCTTGAGTAGCTTGCCGCCATCAGCGCCGCGCACGCTGAGCGGGTTGCCGAGGATTGCCGTCCTGATTGCAGCAGCACCTGGTACCGCCGCATCAAACGAGACGCCCACCGGTGCCGCACGGGTCAGGCTGGTCGCTTCGAACTCGGCCTCGTAGTTCGCAATGTCGATAAGGTCGAGGTTCAGCTTGTCGCTGTAGCGGTTGAAGATTCCCAGCAGCAGGCTATCCACTTCACTCAGCAATCGCTCCAGCCGAGCAACGGTGTAATCCGTCAGATCGGTCCGGGTCAGCCGCTCACGGATCGAGCGGTCGATCTCCTTGAGGAAAGGCCCGAACTTCGCGACCTCCCCCGACTTCAGTTGCTCGAGGAAAACGGCGTGGCGAATCGTGGCATCAAGGATTGCTTGGTTTGCCGCCATTCGGGATTACCTCGGTGTCGTCCAGAGCAGGCCCAGGGCTTTCTGTTTCCAGCTCGTCGCGGATCTGGTCATCGGTTTTCTCGGGATCGATCACTCCGCGATCGCGCAGGTACTGCCAGAAGTCGCCCGCCGGCAACTTGCCACCCTGCACTGCGTTGAACAGTGCAGAAAGGATCGTTGCGTCCAGGGTGATCTGGATGAAGTCCTGATTGAGTTTGTAGAGGGTTTCGCCGGGAGCGTTCACGAACTCAGCCATCCAGACCAAGCATTGGCTGTAGGCCTCGCTGACGTTGCTCACCACCAGCGACAACACGCTGTGTTCGGCGGCGCTGTCGTTGTCAGCCTGGGTTGCGGTCTTCACCGCGCTACCTCGCTCGATCAGACGGGCGCCGAGCGACACCATGTCCTCTTTCTTGCCGTCCATTGCCTCTTTGGCAAGTGCGTTTGGCTGAGCCTGCATCATTCCGCAGGCACCGCCTTGAGGAAGCAGCCACGGCGCGCGCGATCCAAGGAAGATGCCTTCTTTCTCCAGATGGTCGCGCCATTGATCGCTGAGCCCCGACATCCACGGCTGAGGCTGACCCACCAGGTAGGCAGCCTCTTCGTAATCCGCGCTGTTGCGGTAATGACCGATGTTGATTTCGGCCATGTCGTACAGCGGTGAGTCGTCGATGCTGGTGTCGTTGTTCTCGCTGCCGAGGAACTGGAACGGGATGACTCTCCAAGGCTGACCAAGGCCATTCAACGGAGTGAAGGGCGCGATGGTCATTGCCGTTTCGCTGGAGCCTTCCTCCCACACTTCCTGCGTATAAACGCCGGCGGAGTCCAGACGCAGCACTCGATACTGAACGACCTGCTCGCTACCAAAGCCGTCATCGGTGTCGACATCGACCGTCTCGCGTAACACGACCAAACTCAGCAGGTGTTGCCCACCTACTTGGCGAGTCTTCCAGTTGATGATCGACTCAGCCGAATAGCTGGCAACGCTTGCCCGAGCGCGGCCTGCTTGTTCGTCTGCCTTGCTCACCGAGCCAGCCACGACAGCCGCGTAATCCACCAGCAGCCCATGACGGCCGACTTCGAGCAAATGCCCGATGACCGACTGCGATTGCTGGTAGACGCTCACGCCCTGCCCGTCGATGTCCTTCGACACGTAGTCGAGCGCACCCGGGACAGTCAGCGTCGGCCAGGTGCGGAAGACCGCACCCACCAGACTGTGTTTCGTCCGGCCCGTGGCGTTGTAGAACACCGCGCGCTTCTTGTACGCGTCGTAGCGATCCTTGTTGTCCTGGCTGGTGTCCGAGGCGTTCGGCCGCGGCAAATACCGGTCTCCAGCGTCCTTGATGGTTTCCGAGCCTTTGCAGACGTCGCGCACCAAGCGCCAGCGGTACTGCGCCGCTTTGTACTCGGGGCGCGTGAAAGTGACGTCGCTCATCAGCGTGCAAATCCCATTTTGATTTTGGTGGCCGGCTTCCTGGCGCTCTTCGCTACAGCGAAGTACCGGAATCCGTCGGAGCCGTGAGAGGTCCAGTCATGAAGCGGCCTATCTTTCCAGCAGCCGCGCTTGTCGTCCCATTCCTTGCGGTAGTTCTCGATGCAGTTGATGCCCTCCTCGCACTTCGACTCATCGAACACGCAGAGTGGAAGAATCTCCCGCACCGCCTCGATGCCGTCGTTGATGCCAATCTTCGGGACCACCTGGAAAGTCATTTGGTACTTCTGCCCATCGATCTCGTAGCCCTCTTGGGCAAGCTCACGGCGGGTCTTGGCATCGCTGCCGAACTCCCGATTGTCGATGTCGTGCGGCCCCCAGTGCTCGGAATAGGTGTAGCCCTTGTCCTTGAGCACCTTCATGTAATGCCGCAGGCCTTCGCCCGAGTTCTCGTAGTAATCGATGACGTGGTATTCGGTGCCGACCTGGCGCACGAACCAGATAGCCGTGGAGTCGCTGACGCCGATGTCCCAGAAGGTCATCACCGGCAGATGGCTGTTGTTCGGTATCGCGCCAATACGCTGCTGGGCGTAAAGCTTGGTCAGTTGCTGCGCGTAATAAGCACCCTCAACCGACTGCTGGAAGGCTTCGACAGGAATGGACGGGTACTCCCGCTTCATGTCGTCGCCGAGGGTCTTTTCCTTTGCCGCGTACCAAGCGCGCTGACCGTCGTTCGTGACGATCCCGTGCTTGGCGTGCAACTCGTTGAAGTAATCGGTCAGGCGCTGTGAGATGACCACATCAGTAGGGTCAAGCGAGTAGGCTTTGTTCTTCCACCAACTGAAAAAGAAGAACTTCCAGTCCAACAAGCCAAGAGGCACGCCGGCCAGTTGTTGGCGCTCAGCACTCTGCGAGTAATCGAAGAAGTAGCCCGCTCTGCCCTCCGCCGTCGATTCAATCGTGACGAAGCAGTCGGTGGCGACAGCCTCGAAGGCCCCGGTGACGATCTCTCGGGCCTTGTGTGGAAACTTGGCGCAGATCTTCCCGAACTCGGATACGTGCAGATACCGTAGAGTCCCGCCCCGGAAGGACGTGGACACGTAGAGCGATCCGCCTTTGCTGAACACAAGCTCACCAGCAGCATCGTTAGAAGCAGGGTTGGCAGCGCGAATCTCAGCAGGCAGGTTGTCATAGGCATATTTGACCTTCTCCCGGAACAAGCGCTTTGCGTCGTTCAGCGTGTGAGCGATTAGCGCGCACTTGGCCGACTCGAACAGAGCCGCGTCCAACTGGATGATGCAGCACTCAGTGGTGAAGCCGAGCTGACGAGCCTTCAGGATGATGTTGCGGGTGTGCATTCCATCGAAGTACTCGATCTGCTCGTCCGTCATCCGGAAGCGGACCTTCTTGCCCTGCTTGTCCGTGATGAAGTAGAGGTTGTTCAGGCGCCAACGCTTGTCCCGGAGCAGCTTCATGTGCTCGGGCTTCATGTCAGGCTTCCTTCGATAGTTCGTCCATCATCGCGGCCAGGTCGCTGACTGTCTTGTCACCTGTCTCCGTGTCGAGGTTATAGGCCTGGCGTTCGCCCTTGATGACCTTCAGCTGTGCGTCAACACCAGCGTTCAGGGATCGGGCGAAGTCACCGTGGTTTTCTTCCGTAACCGGTAGCGCATCGAGCGCATCGCGTAACTTGTTGGCTATACCACGCCATTGCGCAAGATCGGTGCGGTGCGACAGCACGATAGTGGCCGCCACGTCGGAGGCTTCCTCGATAATCTGCGCATCTTCGCGCACATCGGATTGCGCGACAGTCGTGCGCGAAGTACTGCGCGAAAGCTTCTCTTTGGTCGCCGCCTTTACCTGGGCGGTCAGATCCATCTTCCATCCGTTCTTGGATGCCCTACTGCGGATTGTCGACTCCTTGGAGCCGAACTGTTCCGCCATTGCTCGCAAAGAAAGCATCCCGGCCCGGTAGGCGCGTTCGATTGCCTCCCAGTCGGGTAGCTTGGTCGTCATGGGCGTTCTCGGTAATGCTAAAGCAGGGATTGAAATGGTGGCGTGTTGCCGGTATTGGTGATGATCAACTCAACGCAAGGAGCAGGACCGTGGCAGTCAACACAGCGGATATCGACGTTTACACGGCGCATGAGGACCCGGTGCGTTTGTCAGGTGTGCAATTCAACTTCAACCCAGGCGAGCGGACGCTTTATGCCGGCGCAGATAGTGTTGTCTCCGTTCTGCGCGCTGGATGGCTTGGCCTGAAGACCGAACCATTCGATGGCTGGCAATCGGCACATATCCTTTCGGTAACCGGCAGCAACGGTGATGACCGCGTGTTCGAGGTGAAGCGCAATTTCCACACCCCACTGCAAGACGGCGATTGGCTGTGGTTCCCTGCTATGCCGCAGAGAGTTGAAACGTTCCGCAGTTGATTCATCAAGCGGCAGGCTCGGACGCCCTCACAGTCAGCGTTCTGATCTTGCCGCCAGTGCAGCTATCCCGCTTCATGGCCATCTCTACGGCTTGATAGGCAGATGCGCCCATGTCCATTGCCGTGAGGGCATGGCTTGAGCCGCTGCCGACGGCGAAAGGATTGTCCAGCCTGAGACGATCCTTCCAGAAGCCAGTGGTTTCGCTGTACCCGAGCAACCACAACACCCCATTGTCCAGAGCTATACCGCCAGCCTCTATCACCACGGATGACTTTTCACCGAAGTAAGCAGCTATCAGCGCGTCGTAATCAGGAGTCGACCCTGTACAGAGGAACTGAACCCCGCCTGAGGCCTGACACTTGTCGCAGTCGTCATCGACGATGGTTGTGCCCAGGGTTTCACGCGAGTCATAGGCAATCACGCCGTCTTTGTAGGCAATGGTCGTCATGCGATCACCCTCTCCATCCACTCTTCAATAATCCGGCGCACTACTGGCTCGGTCAGGATGGCCGAGGACTTGTCTCCGGCGATCACTGAACGCACCAGGTCACAGGGCAGCACGTGGACACCATCATCAGCCGTTACAGTCAGATGTGGTCGCTGATCGGCAATGTCGTGAATCTCCGCGGCCATTCAACTCACCATGATGTTGGTCTGCATCAAGGCGTGCCCGTGCAGGAGCGATACGACCAAGCCTTGAGGGAGGCCGGCGGCCTTGGCGGCGTCGATCGCCTTGGCGATGGCGCTATCCAGTTCAGTCACCGCCTGGTTGATGGCGGGGCTCAGCGGCAGAGCGTGATGTAGCCGAGTCACCTTGCTCATCAGCTGAACGGATCAGCAGGTTTGGCGATCGAGCGTACGAACCACATGAAACCTTGTTGCAAGTTGGTCTTGGCAAGGGCCAGCAGGCGTGGATCGACACCGTCAATCTGGCCGATTTGCTTGAACAGTTCACCGGCGTCAGCTTCAAGCGCCTTGATGGAGTTCATGCCGTCGATTTCCGATTGAGTCAGGTCGCGATAGCCAGTGATTTTCTTGTGCTGATTGTCCATGGTGATTCCCTCGTCGCAGGTCGCGACACAATTTGCTGATTCGCGAAACGTGTCGCGGACTACTTGATGTTCTGTGCGGCCGAGTAAGCCGCCTCACACGCAAAGCCAGCTATTCGGCTTCGGTCAAGCGCTGCTGCCAGGCTTCCCGCTCTTTCGTCAGCGCTTCTACGCAGGTCGGCGAGCAGAACGGTAAGGTCGGCTCTTGCCTTGCTTCCGCTGGCAATCTCGGCAGTACAGGACTTTCGGCTGGCAACGAGGTCGGTGATTTGCTGCTGCAGGCTGCGAGCCCGGCCATCAGCAATAGCAACGGCAGCCGTAACGTGTTCAGTCTTGGCTTTCGCATCGTCGGAGACTCGGTTGATGTCATCAGTGATTTGGCGTTGCAGGCGCAGCGTGTTGCCGAGGGAAGCCACTCGAGCATTGGCCGTATCGCGCTCGGTCGCTACGAGTGCGCGATCAGCCTTCACGGTATCCAGCCGCCACGAGAGGTAGCCGATGGATGCAAGCGCAGCCAGGACAACCCACACCCACATCGGGACCATCCGAAGAAGAGTCACGGGGTCTTTCTCTCTGCTGCCTTGCCGACCTTGTCGCAGGTCATGCAGTGCTCGCAATTCAACGTCCGGCAGAGCCATGCTTTCACCGGCTGCCAGTACGTGACCATGAAGATATGGCGGACGCCGGCCAGGGCCAGAGACACATGCAGCGTCAGTCCTGCGGTGGTCGGGCCGAAGAAGATGTTCTGACTCCGAACCATCACCACAAAACCGCTGATGGCGATCGTCGAGTAGATCAGCTTCCCAAGTATGCCGTCCCTCACCTTCCCGCTCAGTACGCACCAGGTGGCCCACAACGAAATCAGGCCGACCGCGATGGAGTTGATCAGTTCGTAGTTCATGGTGGATTGCCTCCCCCGAACCGCTGGCGGATGAACGCCCAGAGGTCAGCGGCTTTAATAGCCCGGGTGATCGCTGCAATCAGCGATCCGCCGAAGGTGCCGAGTAGGAAGCCGATACCGGCAACGCTTCGAGGCTCGACGACGCCGAGGTAGGTGCTGACCAAACCCGTCAAGTAATGAGCGCAGGCAGCACCCGAGAAAATGAAGATCACCCATGCTTTCCGGTCTACCAGGTCGTCCCGGTGCCACCAACTCGCAGCGATTGCCCCGAGCAGTCCAGCTGTGAACCATGTATCCAGCCTGTCGAGCAGGCGGTAGAGAAGCTCCATGCGCTCGACTCCGTGGGCATGATTGAATAAATAACACATATTTGTTGTATTATAACAAATGTGTTGTATAGTTGACCCATCCAAACAACGAGGCGAGGTGATGAAGTTCAGCGAGTTCAGACGATGGTTGAAGGCCCAAGGGGTGACCTTCGAAGCAGGCAAAGGAAGCCACTTCAAAGTCACCGCCCCAAACGGCAACAAGACCACCTTCGCGGATCACGGCAGTAAGGAAATGCCAGAACCGACCCGCAAGGCGATCATTAAACAACTGGGGCTCTGAGAGCCCCCTTCACCACATCTAAACGCTGAACGATCACCTCCGAGGAGTGACCATGTACGACTATGCAATCCGATTCGAGGAAGACAACGAGCCAGGCGTCGCAGTCTTCTGCAGGGACTTGCCGCAACTGAACAGCTATGGCGATAACCGGGATCACGCGATCAGCGAAGCCCTGGACGCGATCGAGACCACCCTTTCGATCTACGTCGACGAGCGCCGCGCCATTCCGGCAGCATCTGCACCATTGGCCGGTGAACATGTCGTTCACTTGCCAGCGGTAGCCGTAGCGAAGATCGCGCTGTGGAACGCGATGATGGAAAGGGATATGCGCAAGGCCGATTTGTGTCGGTTGCTCGGCGTGCATCAGGCCCAGGGCGATCGCCTTGTGGACTTCCTGCACACATCGAAGATGGAGCAACTGGAAAACGCTTTGGCTGCTCTCGGCAAACGGCTATCGGTGTCTGTCGAGGCAGCTTGAATATGTGAGGGTCTTTCCCCTCCTGTCCGCCAAAGACCTTCACTGCGTCGACGCCCCTTTGCATCGATCTCGCAGTCCAGTCTCGCGCCACTCTGGAGCATGTACGGCCAGGTTGCGCGGGCTGCCGGTGTTTTCTCGTGTCACTGCACTTGCCGGCTTATCAGTGTCCAGGCCTTCCGTGAGGCCGCCCTGGCTGCGGTAAATAGCAGGCATAAAAAACCCCGCTCGATGGCAGGGCTCTATAAAAACTTTGATTACAGCGCTTGGATGCTACTCAGCTTCACTTCAGTGAAAGGCACCATCGCAGGCGCTGAAAACTTCCAATTCTCACCTGGGCCAATGTCCGCACCATGAGCGATGGTGTTTCCGACCACATTGCCTTCGGCGTCATACAGCTTGAACTTCACGAAAACGTTGGCAATCGTTGCATTCGTATTGTTGTGGGCTATGCCCTGAACGGCTGGGTAGCCGGCAGCAGCTTTAGTGACCTGAAGCCCGGATACGGACACTCGGTCTTCGGCAATCGCTACGGTGGAGAGAAGAATTGCGGCTAGGGCAAGAATCTTACGCATCGGTCAGGCTCTGTTTGTGGATTGGATCCCACTTTTGCCGATTGCCTTCGTGATGTCAAGATAATGGCGACAGCAAATCGACGCGCAAACATTCGCCCACAAAAAACCCGGCTCGGTGGCCGGGTTCTGATATTCATGTGCGTGTTGCGTGAATTGCGCACTATGGGAAAAGTACGCGCAAATCCCCGTCATGTCAATATGTTTATGCCGCATCTTCTTCCTTTTCCGCGTGAATGACCTGCCATACCGGCTGCTGCGCCTGAATATCCACTTCCTTGATGACTTCTTTCAGGGATTCCCATAGGTCGAGCCAGTCGCGCGTCCAGTTCTTCGGATCAATCGTCACGCCGAAGAAGGTCTTCATCTCGGCGGCGACCCGAGCCGGCCCCCACTCAGCCGCCCCGACCACTTCCCCTTTGTACGATTGCAGCGCCAAAGTCACCAAGTACTGCGCCTTCACGCGCTTGGCCGAAGTGAGGTCTGGCAACTTGGCATGGGCGGTGATCAGCAGCACAGCATTCATGACGTGACGCATGGTCAGCGCCGGGTGATACAGGTAGTGGCCGAACTGCTGAACCTGGAACGGCAGCGTGTCGATGGCGCGCAAGACCTTACCGATGGTGGCCAGGTGCGCGGCGCGGGCGGTGGACCGGCCAATCGGCGTGCGGCGCGTCTCGCTGATGCTGATTTTCTGTCGAACGATCTGGATACGCTCTTCCTTGTCATCGCCCAAGGCTGCAAACACGGCCTCGTGGCGGCGCATTCGGCTGCTCTTCTGCACCGGTGCCGATTCCGCCTTGTCGATTGCCACAGCGCTGATCGACGCGTTCGATTCGTGCTGAGCTTCAGTCCATACCTGCCTTGCGTTGATCAGCTTCATGCTGCTTCCCTCTTCAGTTCTTTGGTCTTCGCCAGGTAATCGGCCTTGATGGTTTTCAGGTCTTCAATGGTGTAGCGCTTCGGGTCGTGCGGCCCCTCCAACCAATCCACCTTGTCGGCGCCGATGCGCTTCACCAGCTCGATGCGGTAATTCACGATGTCGCCGGACTTGTGCGTGTTGCATGGCGAGCATTGTCGGTGACAGTTCAGAGGTTCGAATCGCAGCGCCGGATTACTTCCTACAGTCCGGTAATGCCCGGCGTCGTACTTGCCTTGATGGTGCCGGTTGCAACTGATGCACGGCAGGGCCGCGTCTCGCTCACGAACCCAGGCGTTGAATGCGGTTTGGGCCTCTTTCATGTATTGACCCTTGGGCTTGATCCGCTCCTTGGCTGCGCGGATTTCCTTGCGGCCGATATCGGCCAACGATTTGCGCGCCTTTTCCTGATTCACATCCTTGATGGCCAGGCCGCACTTGGGGCTGCAAACGGCCTGACCCAGGCGCTGCGGTGGGAAGCTGAGCCCGCACGCCGGGTTCTTGCACTTTTTGGGCTTGGGTTGTTTGGCGATCATGCAGCCTCCTTGCTGAGCAAATCGGTGAACACCACGCCTTGGCCGGTGAAGAACGCGGCGATGCGGTCGGTGTAGGCCACGCCTTGGGCGCGATTGAACAGGCTGGTAACGGGAAAGCCGTCAGGGCCGAACAGCTTGCACTCGCCCATCATGGCCAGCTTCTCCTCGTAGGGCAGATGACGCATGACCCGATACCATGCTGCTTGGAACCCTGAGTCCTCGTTCAGCAGGATCTGCACGCCGAAGTGCAATTTGCAGTAGCGCCGGGCGTCGGCCGCGTCACCGATCTGGGTCATCTCGGAAATTCGCTTGTACATCCCGAACCACAATGAGTTCTGGTCAAGGGTGCGGTCCTTGCCCGGGCGAAGCGACACCACGACGAACTTCTTGTCCTTGTACATGGTGGTCAGGCTGGTGATGGCCTCGGTGAGCTTGGCCTGGCTGTTAACGCTGATTTTGTCAGTCATGGCCGGCCACCCTACTTGCCAATCCATCGATGGCTTCCCCCACCAGCTTTGTCAGCCGTTCGTTCTCGGCCAGCAGCTCCAGCGCCACTTCCTCGACGGTCTTCTCGCCAAGGAAGTCTTGCAGCGCTTCGGTGTTGCGCTTCCAGTCAGCGCAGTCGGCTCGAAATGAGGCTGCTTCAGCCCAGAGCAACGCCTTCAATTTCTCTTTGTCGATAGCCATCAGAACCCCTCCTTGCCGCGCTGAGATTCCCACTCGAACGGAATAACGATTACCCCACCCTCCCGCAGACGATCCGCACACCGCTCGCCAATCGCGGCCGGCAATGCCTTGGCATCCAGGTTGGAAACGATCACCGTCGGGCGCTGTTCCTCGTACCGGCCGTTGATGATTGCGAACAGCGTTGTCAGCTCGAAGTCGCTGGGCTTTTCCTTGCTGACGCCGATCTCGTCGAGGATGAGCAGAGACGGACTGACGAGGCTCGACAGGATCTGGCTTTCGCTCTGCTCGCTGGTCCGGTCGTACGTGGCGCGGATTCCTTGCAGGACCGAGCCGACAGTGCGGTACACCGCGGTGGCGCTCGATCTGGCCATGATCTCGTTTGCGATGGCCACGGACAGGTGAGTCTTGCCAGTGCCAGGCGTGCCCAGCAGCAACAGGCAACGGCCCGACTCGGCGATCAGCGAGAACTCAGCAGCGTACCGGCGGCAGGTGTTCAGCGCCTTGTGCTGCTCGGCTGTGGTGGCCATGTAGCCTTCGAAGGTTTTGCCAGCGAAGCGCTTCGGGATCAGCGCCGAGCCAAGCTTGCGCTCCATGGCCATGCGGAGCATCAGCGCCTTACTCTGGCGCTCGGACTCATCCGTCGCTTCCTGGGCAATACGGGAGCACTCAGGGCAGCCGGTCTTCAGCTCGCGGCCGATGACCGAGAAAATCTTCTGCTCGAACTCACCGTGGGTTTCGCAATCGGCGGGCTGGATGCGAGTACCTGGCGGAAGCTCGGGGGTCGGTTGTACTGGTTCAGAACGCATAGCTACCGTCCTCCCGCTGGATCAGTCCGTCGGTATAGTTGCGGTCAGCGAAGCCAGTGTGATGGGACTGTGCGACCGGTGCCGGGGCCGACTCGGCCATGCGCTTGATCACCCAGGATGCTTTGAACCCCTGCCACCCAGAAGTCAGCGCCTCAGTGATCGCGTCGGCGGCGGTGATCCCGGCTTCGACGCACTTGGCCAGCTCAGCGTTGACGGCTGACCAGACGGTGGCGGTGACGGCGGCGCGCTTGGCCTTGCGTTGGGTTAGCCAGTCGGCCAGCAGTTGTTCAGGGACGTTGTGCGGGTTGTCGGCCAGCAGCTGGGTCATGCCGAACGGAGCCTTGCGATCAGGCTTCGGTTGTTCCGGTTGCTCTTGGGGCGGATTAATCTCTTCCGAAGGAAGAGTTAATAGGGGTTCTTTCTTTGTATAAAGAAGGCAAGTTGCCGTTTTGGTCTCACTCGCATCAGGTCTCAGTGAGACGATTTGGGCTGAGTGAGACGATTTGGTCTCACTGAGATTTACAGGTTTTTCCTCATAAAAGGACCACTCGCGAATAGGGGAAATCCCGATATCACCTCGGCTCCCCCCTACACGAAAAATGATTCGACGCTCAAGGAGATGACTGATCGCTTTCGACGTGACGTCTCGGCGCATATTGGTCTGCTTGCCGATATCGTCGGCGGTCAGGCGCTTGGTTTCGAGTTGATAGCCAATGGTCTGCCGTGCAATGGCCATGAGAACGCGCAGTTCGCGCGCTGGCAGGTCAACCGTAGCCAAAGCCTCCATAAGGCTGTTGTCCATACGGGTGAATCCCCTGCTGCTGTTCAGCTGGATGATGTTGTCGGGGGTCATTGCTTGACTCCCTGAGAACGAGATTTGAGGCGCGACACGTTTTCGGAATAAACAAAACGTGTCGCGACATGGTTCGGGGTATTGCTTGAATTGGGTTGGCTCTGCATAATCGATCTCGTCAAGTAGTAATGAATTAGCCGGGGCGCAATCCCGGCTTTTTTGTGCCTGAAATTCAGGCGATGGATTTCAGGTTCGGGCGATGCTTCGCCAGCAGGGCTTCAGCCTTGCGGCCCAACTCCCCTGCCCGCGCTTCAACTTGGCGGCACTGATTGGCAAACGCCGGCAGGTGCGGCAAGTCCTCCTCGCACATCACCTGGTCGTCGAATACTTCGCTGCCGGTGTCGATCACGTCACCCAAGGCGCGGATCAGTGCGCCGAAGCTTTTGTTCGCACACTGATCGCTGGTCATCTGGCGGGCGCCAATCAGTCCATGGCGGCCGGCCAGTTCGTTGATGCAGTGATCTCGGAACTCAGGTTCCAGCGCATTCACCCACGACTCTTCAAGCCACGACGGCATGTCTTGGTCACCGGAAAGCCAGCGCTGCACACGCTTCAACCAGCGGCCAGTCGCCTTTACGAACTCGCCCACGTCGTTCTGCGCGGTGAGTGCGGCGAAGTCCGGCACCTCTTTGGCTGTCGCTTTGTCCGGGGCCGACAGATGCAGTTCGCGGCTTAGTGCCTGAGCGAAGTCGTCCTGGCTCAGGCTGGTGCGAGCGATCTGGTTTGCCGCGTGCGCGACCAGAACCTGGTCACGGGTTTGCGCGCTGTGTCTTGAACTGGACGTTTGCATAGGGCTCTCTCGTTCGTATTCTGGGTACATGCCAAATCGCTACTACTGATCAGGGACGTATCCATGACCTTCTTTTCTTCTTGGCCCCTTATTAGGTGCCAACTCCGCTTGGCCCAATCGCTACTGCGCTGGCCCCTAATAAGGGGCCAGACCGTTACCTCGCAGGGAAAATTGAAACCACGTTTTCTGCATGCGCCCCTTGTGCACACTGAGCAGCGAGGCGGCTTCGCAGGACTGCGTTATCTGCTGCAAGGCGCGCGGCACTCCGTCGCTCGACCCCGTATGCGCGATCTGCCATCTG